GAAAGCGTCTGATAGCCATCCAGATACAGGCCCGCCGCGAGATCCGTCCACGACTGCTGGGAGCCGCTCTTGTCAGATCCGGCATAGATCTCATACTTCTGGATGACATTCTCGTAGGCATCGTCCTGGAAGAAGATGTCTCCGTTACGGCCCGGGATGTTGTACTGGCGGAACTTGCGCGCCGGCTTCTTGATCGCCGGGAAGCGCTCGACCGTACACGGCAGCGGCTGGCCGCCGAACCAGATTTTTCTATCAGTTGTAGCCATATGCAGCCCTCTTTCGATTTGTCGCCGCTTGGATCTTGTCCATAACGATGTCCGCGAGCTGGTTCACGTTCTGGCCCTCTGCGCCGTACACATTCAGCGTAATGGTGTCGCCGGCGGCATCGCCCAGAGCGTTTGCGGATCCGTTCAGCGGAGTGACCTGGGCGCGGCCGTTCTTCAGCATGGTCAGCAATTCGGGCCCCTCTTCGCCGACCAGTGCGGTACCGTATTCCAGAATGCCGCCCTTCGCCAGCTGCGGGATCTGCGGGATCTTGATCGTGTTGAAGTCCCAGTTCGCGCCGAAGACGTTACCGATCGCGACGATGACCACTCTGAGCGGCGCCAGTATAGCATTGACGCCGTCGATGACCTTATTCAACAGCCAGATGAATCCGTTCAGGCCAGCCTTCGCGCCGGCTTTGATGCCCTCCCACAGTTTCGTGAAGAACCCGCCGATCGCTTCGAGCTTTTCCTTGAACCAGTTGCCGATCTTCGCGAAGAAGTCCTTCAGACCGTTCCAAACGGACTTGAACGCGGAACCGACCGACTGGATGGCGGTCTTGAACCATTTGCCGATGTTGGTGAAGAAGGTCTTCAGGCCGTTCCAGATGTTCTGGAAGATGGTCCCGAAGTTCTGCACAACGTACGTGATGCCTTCGAACGCGCCTTTCAGACCGTTCAGTATCGGGCCCAGCACGTTCTTGACGATTTGCGCCACGCCCTGCAACAGGGACATCAGCGGCGGCAGCAGCTTCCCGATCAGGTCGATGATCGGCCCGAGGATTGCCATGATCAGGTCCAGAATCGGCCCCAGAATCTCGAAGATCATGCCGATGACTTCCAGTATCGGCGTCAGGATCGGCCCGAGGTTATTCAGAATCGTCGTCAATAACGGCAGGATCTTCTCCGCCAGTTTCACGATGAACGGGAAGATCATATTCAGGATGTTGACGAAAATCGGGAGAATCGTCTCAATGATCTGGCTGATCAGTGGCAGCGCCGCATCGAGGAAGTCCTTGATGAGCGGCAGCAGCGCGTTGACGAACTCAACAATGATCGGAAGGACAGCATCCAGAATATCCAGGAATATTGGCAGCAGCGTCTCAACGATCTGCACGATCAGAGGCATCAGGTTCGTGATGACTTCCAGAATGACCGGCAGAACCGACTCGATGAACGAGCTCAGGCTCGGAAGAATAGCGGCCAGCAGGTCGGAAATGACCGGCAGCAGGTCGTCAACGATCTGCATCAGAACCGGCACAAGTGTCTCGAACAGCTGCGTGATGATCGGAACGAACTGGTCGACCATAGAGCGGATCTCGGGCATGTGCTCGACCACATAGTCTGCCAGCTGTGTGATGATCGGAGTGACAGCGCCGCCCAGTTCCGTGCCCAGCGCCTGGAAGGAACGCTGCGCGGTATCCATGGCATCGCCCATCGCGACGCCGTTGTCGATAACTTCATCGCTCAGAACCAGCCCGAGGTCGTGAGCCTGCTGACGCATGGCATCGAACGAGCCCGCGCTCTGGTTCAGCATCGGGAGCATTTCCGTGCCGGCCTTGCCGAAGACGTCAACGGCCAGCGCAGCCTTCTGCTCCTGGTCCTCCATCGCTTCTAGCGCGGTGATGGCCTCGAGCATCAGCTCCTCGGAGGTCTTCGTCGAGCCGTCGGTCTTCATCATGGAGATGCCGAGCGCATCGAAGGCCTTGCGGTTCGTGTCGAGCGTCTTCCCGGCCTTGTCATAGGCCTTGTTCGCCTCGTCGACCGCTTTGGCCGCTGCCTTCGCCTCGTCGGACTGTTCGCCGTAGACCTCGACCATCTCCTGGTAGACGTCGACAGCATCCTCTATCTGCATCTCTGCTTCGAACAGCTCGTCCGTGGCCTCGGCGTCCTTCTGGAGCTTGTCCGCCAGGCCTTTCATGCTGTTCTGGAGCAAGTCAACGTCAGCACCGTTCTGCCCGAAGACATAATCCAGTTCCTGGTAAGTCTCGCGGGAAACGTTGGCTTTGGCGGCGCCCTTGTCGATCGTGTCAGCGGTCTCGGCAGATTCCTGCCCCATCTTCCAGATGGCACTGACAGCTGCACCGGCAGCGGCACCGACTGCGGCAACGGCTTTTCCGGCAACGGCGAACCCCTTCTTCAGCTTTTCGCCGAAGGAGCCCGCCTTTTTGCCGGTGTCGTCCATCTCGTTGCCCATCTTGTCGACTTCTTTGGTCGTGTCCTTGGCTTCGCCCTGGGACTCGTCCATCTCCTTGTTCATTGCGTTCAAGGCAGTCTGGGCGTTATTGATGGACGTTTTAGTTTTGCTTAGTTCGGTCTCGGCCTTGTCGTACTGCTTCTGAAGGTTTGCGACTTCTTTCGAGTTATCGCCGTACTTCTCTTTCGCCTCGGCAAGCTCTTTGCCAAGATCGTCCAAATGGGACTTCTGGGAGTCGTACTTCTTATTCAGCGCGTCGATGTACTTCGTCTGGTTCTCGACCTGTTTGCCGAGCACCTCGAGCTTTTTGTCATTGTCCCCATACGCGGACGTGACCATCTTCAGCTCGGAAGCCAGCTCTTTGCTTTTTGCGGTGATGTTCGCGATCGACCGTGTAAAGTCGGCTTCGCCATTCAGTTGTATATTAAGTCCTACTGCTTCCATTTATCAGACCTATCTCAGAGCTGCGAGCGCTTCGTCATATGTCAGTTTCTTCGGAATCTCGCGCGCCATGTCATTCCAGACGGCATAACAGGCCACGAGGTCATAGATCTCCGCAGGCGTCATCTCCTCGAACTCCGCAATGGAGACGTGGAACAGATGAAGCGCGTAAAATTCAAGCCACGGGAAGCTTATGCCTTCGCTTCGGCGTCTGCCTCCGCTTCCGTGGCCTTTTCTTTTTTTGGTTCAACGTGGATCTCGCCCTTCTGATCGCCCTTGAAGGCGCTGACCGCCGCGTTCTGGACAGCCATGAACTCGGGAACGTCCAGATCCAGCAGTTCTTCCGGATCCAGCACGCCGCCGGACAGAATCGAGACGAACTTCGCCGAATTGTCGAGCGTGTCAGCCGTGGCTCCCTCAAATAGCAGATTCGCGTTGTTAATATCGCCGTTCTTGCACAGTTTCGCAAGCTCTCTCAGGTTGCGGACAGACGCGCGAAAAGTGACTTCTTTGCCGTTGATAATCATGGGTGGGTCCTCCTAAGGAAAAGGTGAGAAGGGCCCATTTAGAGCCCTTCTCGTGCGTGTGTTACGAGATGCCGAGTTTCGCTTTCAGGACGGTCAGGGCCTGCGCTTCGGCAGCCTCTTCGTCCGTATAGGTCGTGCCCACGGAAACGGGCGCGCCAACGAAGTAAAACTCATGCTCAGCCGAGTCGGAACGGTAGCCGGTGGCTTCCAGGGACTCGGTCTGCCAGCTGATGTCATCCTCCTGCGTGGCGGCCGCTCTCTCAGGATTGGAGAAGCGGACCTTGGAGCAGACGGTCGGCACGAAGGACGTAACGCCGTCCTCCATGTAACGGGTCAGCCAGCCAACGCCGCAGTACGGCACTTCCTGGGAATCGCCGCCGATTGCGACCCAGCCGGAGCCGTCAGCGTTCGGAAGCCCAAGGATGAGCTTCTCGGCTGCCTGATGAAGGCCGTCAACGGTCAGGGACAGAGAGTAGCCGGTGATTTTGTTGCCGGCATTCTCGGCCTGTCTGTTATCGGCATAGAAAATGTTGTCGCTCGACGATTCCGGGGACAGGGTCACGTCAACGCCGCGAGCCAGAGCCTGGCCGCTCGTATAGGTGACAGTCGTGCCGGACGCCGAGTAAAGTGCTACGAACGGATAGGAAAATCCGGTTGTCACTTTTCCGTTTGCCATTGTGTTTCAATCTCCTTCTTCATGGCCTCCTCAGCCGGCCCCTTAGCGTTTTTCTTAGTGGCCGAGATGAAGGGCGTCTTCTGTAAAAAACTCGTGCCGCTTTCGATGGCACGGGCGATCATAGACACAGGGTGTCCCTGAGGGTATTTCGGCGTGATGTCATCATCGTAGCCCTGGAAACCTATCTTCAGGTCGTACGAACCGTCCTTCTGCATCATCTTCGTGATGCCCATGTGACTTAGCAGCGCCGCCTTCTGGTCTTTTGTGGCTCCCTTGAGCATCTCGCCCTTTTTG